GATCACCAGCACGGCCATTAGTGATCTCGTTGTCCATGATACCAGTCAGAGACACCCCAAGCAGACGCTCTTCTTCACAGTTCTTCTTCCAGTCACTTGACAGATAACGGAAGTTAGTAAGTGTAGATTGGAATGTACCAAGAATGGTAGCAAGACGAACCTTACGAGCAAGAGTATCTGGAGTATCGTCAGCACGAATCACGACTTCAGATAGATTACAAAACTCACGATCACGCAAAATAATTTCTGAGCAATTATGTACTATGATAAAGTCTGCAACAAAATTGTGTGTTTCTTCTACCGTCAAATCATACACATCAGTTATAGGACCGTCAGTAATTTCTTCTACTGTAGCATACTGGTGCAGATTCGATTTCAGTTCTTCTGGCATCGAAACAATTGTTTTTGTTCCGTGGCGGCTCAATGTTCCACTAACAAATCCATACTTTCCGCTTTCCATATAACCTGTAACCATATGATTGTTCGGCTGATTTAGAGCAGTTACTCTAGCATGTTCTGAATGAGACAAACATTCCAAATTATCGATAGAGTTGTTATAGGTGTCGCCATCAATATGGTGAATATCATATCCGTTTGGAATTTTCCCATATTGGCTTTCATAAACCAAACGATGTTCCATAATAAAATCACGCTTGTCTTGCGTCGAAAGTTTTACTCCTGAATATGCTGCCCCTCTTCTATTTCTGACTAGATGAACTACTCTATCTCCAATCTCAATATTCTGTGCTTCCACCCAACCACGACCAACAATATAGATCTTATGATCTGGAGTACAGGTTAAGACTTTACCAGAAGAGATATGAACTTTGATGGTTTTTGTATTCTTCTTGCTAATCCACGACGCTGATGCTTTACGGATGCATAGCTTTCCATCTTTGCCCATGGAATATACCATAGTTGGTTCAGTGATATCTTTGATCTTTACTCGACCATTAATAGTCTCGACCATAGTATCTGGGTGAAGACATGGATTTGTGCCAAACTCATAGTTTGGATTGCGACGATCACCAAGACGTTTGATCTGATTCTTTGCAGCCTGACGATTGAAGATACCGCGCTCACCACTCTTACTCTTCACAAGAGCAACCCATTCGTCCATGAATGTTTCCATGTCTGGCTTGCTCTTATATGAAGCAGAGTTATTTGCTAGTGCGCGTTGACCATTCTTCTCCCACCATGCTCCACTCTTTGCATTACGCATGCGGTCATCGTCAAGTGACGATAAAGAGATAAGAGCAGAACGACGAACACCCCCGACAACTACAATTTCAGCAATTTTGCATACGATATCGTGGCATTCGACCGTAGTGAGCTTTCTACCAGCCGCCTTACGGAAGGTTTCAACGGTAAATCGGAAAAGGTCTTCCAAAGGTTCAGGTCCCGATGCTCGTCCACCGAAGATTTTAAGTCTCGCTCCAGCAGGACGAATTTTTGAAATGTCCCATCGCGGAATCTGACCACCAATGAGTAGCGAGAAGAGTTCTTTGTAAGCCTTGGCCCAGCCAATCTTAGAGTCCTCCACAACAATGAGCGAATCACTGTCGGTAAATTCTTCAGCAATAGTAGGAAGTTTTTCAACGAAATCCCTTTCGACGGAGAATCCAACACCTGTACCGCACATTAAGATATATAGAATCTCATCAAACGAGCGAACCTTGCTCGTAGAAACATAAGAGCAATTATACCCTGCTACATGGTCGCGCTCCAATGCCTCGCCTGCGGTCATGAGGCAGCGCATAGACGGCATCACTTCCAAATTCAGAACAGCTGTTTCAAGCTCCTTGCGTAGATCCTTGGACAACTTGTAGTTGCAGCTTTCCTTGAGGTGCTTTTCAAAGAAGTCGAAGTAACGAGTTACAGTTTCGTTCCACGACTCCCTTCGTGTTTCCTCATCGATCCAACGAGCATAACGGGAAGCGTGAATAAAACTCTGATATGGAGTTGGTAGTGACATATGAAAATCCTTAAAGTTGTGGCATTCTAGCCGTGTTGGATATTTAGTCGATATTTACTTGGTAAGTTCAGCCCAAGAGACTGGAAAATAAGGCTGAATTAGGTTGCCAATGGCATTTGCGTATTCCCGAACCTCCCATTGAGCATGGGGGTCGATTCTTTGCTTAAAAACACGCGCATAAGCTGCCAGAGAACCAGTCCAATACCATTCGGTGTATGTACCCTGGGGTAGAACGAACCGGGCCTGTTCTGGAGCAATCCCAGCCTTTAAAAGGCCATTGTAGCGATTGAGAGCCAAGGTTATCGATTCCTTATAGTCTTTAGTAAGCAAAACACAATCAAGCCCTTCTTCCAAAAAATCTTCCGAACCCTGCTTGGCTCCATTTGTGGGCTTGGAACGCCACTTTGGAATGTAAATTTCTGGTTCTTCGGTTACATACCGACGAGAAATTTCGTTCTCAACGAATCCTACCTTGTGCTTAAAAAGTTGAGCACGAATAGAAATAGGAGCCTTGGTGTGAAGCATAATCTGAGGATGGGCAAAGGGAGTCCAATGCTTATGCTTGGCCAGATAAGAAATAAGCTTCGTATCCTTGTTCGATAGCGTCTTACCAATAATTGATTCGGTCCAGTTCTGTTCTCCATCCCAAGATGATTCCTTGTGGAAAGAAACTCTGGCCGCATTTACAACCGTCAAATCAGAACCCATCACTTCGATGAGTCGAACAAACCCCTTGTCTAGCACATTTACTTTTTCCATTTCATAAACCTCAATTTTGCTTCAAGTCCAGAGTGCGTATTGGAGCGTATCATAGCCATCGGATCACCAAACGCAAGAACATAATCGTTAATATCCTTGACCTTAACATCTGGCCAAATAAGAATCTTATGACCCTTCTCAATGACAGTTTCCATAAACGCACATATCTGTTTATTGCGCTTCTCGTTGTCAAAGACATAGATCACCTCGCTGTTCGCAATCTTCTCAGGAAGCTTCATGTCCCCGGCAGCACCAACCATCGCAAGAGCGTTAGGTAGAAAGATGCTGTCAATCGGTCCTTCTGTGATGTAGATTGGTTGTTCTGGATTTACTCTCCAAAGTCCATACCATAATTTTTCCACCGAATCTTTCTTGAGAGTAATATAGCGGATTTTGGAATCTGCTTCCAACGCACGACCTTGAACTCCGATAAGTTCTTTTGAGTCGTTGTAGAATGGGATGACCAATCTTGGCTCTCTCTTGAGTTCGTAGTCACCGCTAAAGCCCTTGGCAACTTCGGAGAAGTCTTCGGCGTAATAAAAGTAGCAGAACGATTCGTCAGGGATCTTTCGCTTCTCAAGATATTTGACGATTGGATGTGCAAAATCAAGGTCACAAACATTGACGCAATTCTTAGGCACTTCGAATGTAGTGATCTTTTTAGTTGGAACAAAGAGATCTTCCTGCTTTGGTTTCTTGTAATTTGATCTTCCATTTTCACCTTGTGTAAATCTCTTAAAAGCATACTCCTTGGCAAGCAATGGATTGATCGCTTCAAGGAAATTGTACATGTTTGTTCCGTGGCCACAATTGTGGCAACGGAAAAAGAAGTCATTACCCTTTTGGTAGAAATACCCACGGGCAATGTTCTTACGCTTCTTGGAATCGCCGCAGAAGGGACATCGACAATTGGCAAGATTATCCTTCTTCCACTTGAATTTCTTCAAGTATTCTGAAGCAATGTTAATAAACACCTTGTCGATATATGCGCTCATATAGTCCAATCGTTCACTTTGACTAACTTAGGAATTTCACGCGGAGAATAGCCTTGGCCGTATCCATCGGGATTGTTCTGATTGGAATCGGCAATGCCATCTTGTTCATCTCGTTTGGCATCATACAGCTTCATCTTGGAGCGGTCAATACCAATTACAAACTTTTTATTCACAGTCGCACTATTGTAACGATTCTTGAGTTGCTTGACTAGAATCTGACCAGTCTGCTCTAGATCTTCTGTGCTGATAAGAGCAACAAAGAAATCTGCTGTGGCAGGAAGACCAAACGACTCTGAGGTGTCTTCAAGACCGAAATCGCTATTAGCAAATCCAGTTCGATTGACCTGAGTTGCCGAGAATATTGGTACATTGTATTCTACAGCCAATCCGCGAAGTTCTTCTGCAACAGACTTGATATAGAAGTAGCTGTTTGTGTTTGCGTTTTGCTTGATTCTAGCAGAAGAGCAGATGTTGATGTAGTCAACAAAGATAACATCTGGAACAAATCGCTTCTTGATCTTGAGTTCGTCAAGAAGATACTTAAAGTTAGCCACTGATGCACTGGCAGTAGGATATTCCTTGATGATTAACTTACCATGCACCTTTTTCTTCAGTTGCTCCATCTTCTTGTCGTAAATATTCTTTGGAAGATCTTTTAGACTATCCAAAGTGATGTCTAGAAGATTAGCATCAATTCGCTCTGCGATTCTTTCTTCTGCCATTTCGCATGTGATATACAGAACATTCAGATTCTGTACAAGACAATTTGCTGCATGGTGGCAGAGGAATAGAGACTTACCCACACCCGTACCAGCCATTATGATGTTGAGAGTCTTTGACGGGACTCCACCGCCAGTGATGGCATTGAAGAATTCAAGATCAAACGGAATACGCTTCTCTAACTGATGATAGAACTCAAAGCGTCGATCAGCATCATCAATGTAGTCGTGACCAATATGGTTGTCAAATGACACAGACAGAGCATTAGAAAGAATACTAGGGATTGCGTTCTTTGTATGTGTCTTTGATTTTCCATCGAAAATATGAATAGAATCCATAATAGCATTATAAACGGCCTTATCCTTTACATGATTCTCAGTCTGTTCAATCAGCCAAGTTAGATCGGTCTGTTCTGGATTGGAATACAAAGATTCAACACACTTGGAGCATTCCGAGAACTCGTCTTCTGAAACAAGGTCAAGCTTACCAAGGCTGATATCAAGAGCCTCCCTTGTGGGGAGGCTGTTATACTTAGTAATAAATTCTGAAACCAGATTGAAGATCTTTTTATTTACATTGTTACTGAAATATTCTTCCTTGAGGAATGGATGTACTTTACGAACATATTGCTCATTCGTTGCCAGATTCTTCAATATAACTGATTCCATCGTCATTGATTACCTCTCCATCAAAGCCATCACCGATCATGCTATTCTGTTCTTCTAGAAACTGAACTAGAAGATTGCCTACGACGTTGTTGAACTCTTCCTTTTCTGACTCAAGGATTGTACCCTTAACTACGTCATAGTTAAAGTTTAAAAGAAGATTATTATCCTTCTCTTCAAGTCTTACAATTCCATATTGAATTGCAATGCCCTTAAATCTGCCTTCATCAATTTCGATATGAGCATTTCCATCCCCTTCATTTTGAATAATATTAAACTTCATATTCTTCTGCTCTTTCTTTTGCTTCTTCGATTGACATGTCTTCGATGAAGCAAGGAGTTCCAGAGCCAACCCAGGCTCCAATGATATTGAACTCAAAATACTCCTGTGCTTCATCAAAAGTCATACCATCTGCCATCAAATTTTCAATGATCTTTTTTTGGCTATATGCTGCGATTGGTTCGTTTTGGCCAAATCTCCACATGAAACCAATAAAAGCGTTGTCGTGACCATCGCAAAATAAAATTTCACCCATACTTAAAATCCTCTTGAACGCGCTCATCAATTTTCTTTAGAATCTCCTGAGTGAAATACTTCTCAGGCTCTTCGTTGATATGCTTTTCAAACACTTTTGTACCATCAGGAAGCTCAATCTTAGTAGAGTTCTTCTTGAAGATACCGTAATCCAAGGCAAGGTCAACAAGACCGTAATAACGGTTCAAGCCGCTATCGAAATTTAGTTGAACCTGAACGATCTTGTTCTCCTTGGTTAGTCGGCTCTTGTAAAGTTTGCAAGTAATTAGATTACCTACAACTTCATCGTCCTGCTTATCCTTCTTCTTGGACAGAGTTACGATAGTAGAAGCCGCATATTTTAGACCAGATCCACCACCAAGTTCCTTAGTTGGAACATAGGCTCCTACTACATCGTAGGTATGGTTTGTCATAATCATGGGAATCTTGGCCTTGCCAAGCTTCAGCGTTAGAACGCGGAAGGTTCCCTTGATGACTTGTGCGCGTGTCATATCGCGGGTATTCTTACCTTCAGCAACATCATTCATTTCCTTGGCAGTGCTTAACATGCCTAGCGAGTCAAGAACAATCATCATTGGCTTGCGCTCAGATTCGTCTGTCGCAAGAACCTTATCAACGATTGTCAGGCACTGGTGGCGGAATTCTTCGACTGTCTCCACCGGAAACACGGCAACCCGCTTTGGGTCAACTCCGCGCTCAGTAAACATGTCGCTGGTTACTGCTTGTTCTGTATCGAAGTAAAGAACGATACCTTCTGGATTCGCTTCCAGAAATTGTGCAACAACACCAATACTGAAGTAAGTCTTGCCAGTAGCAGATTCACCAGCCAAACAGGTAATTTTGTTACTAGGTAAACCATCGAATAGGCTACCAGATAACAGAGCATTAAAAGCATAAGACCCAGTATCAATATAGCCGCAAACGTCAGATCCATCAAGTCCATCTTCGACTTTACTTGCGAATTTGTTTCCTGAGACATTAATCATTTCCTTTAAAAAGTCCATTACTTATTTTCCTTAATATCATAGTAGTAATTATCATCATGTCCGTCAATGATCCATCGATCACTTTCTCCCTCACATCTCCAACTAGTATTATCAACTTTGAAATCGGGTTTTGTAGGGAAAGGTTTAGTTACAAATGACATATTCTTCCAATACACCCTATTATTTGGTTGTAGTGTGTAGTTGCCGTTATCCAAAGCAATCATATGAAGACATTTATATTGAGATGGTTCGTCGGAATAAGAATTGCGATACCAATCAAATGTCATAACGTATTCTCCCCAATGCTCTGACTTATCTTTGAGAATAACCTTTGATCTTGTATCAAACAAAGCATCATATTCTACAACAGAAACATTTTCGTGAAAGCAATCCCACAACTGCAAGTAATCAAGAGGCATTAAGGGAGCGTCTTGTTTCCAACAAAGCATATGTATTGGCACTCTACTTCTTACCAAACCATAATCAGTCATTACATGAAAAGTCATAGCACTTCCAGAACAAGATTGTGCTCCAAAGACCATAACTTTATCAAATTCACCAATATGGTCTTGGTGCTGATACATGTGTTCCTTGCGAAGAAAGCAATAAAATTGATTAATGTTTACGTTATGCAAATAAAGACTCCAAAGTGTTTCGTTTTTCTGTCTGCCATCCGATAGCATCCACAATGCTTTTGAGCGGATCTAGAAATGCCTTTTCAAACTGCGTATCATAGTCGATGTAGTTCTTTAAGTCAAACTCTTTCGGCAAAGAAGTCATGAATGAAATTACACAATCCTTGCCCGTGATTCCACCAACTGGGTTGGGAGACTTAAGATATAGGAACTTAATCTTGTCCGCATCACAAATGAACTGGTATTTCTTTCCGAGATCATACTTCTTGATATAGTAGTTGAACAGGAGTGCTCCCTTGACGGCGATTGGAGTACCCTTCTTATAGATCGTAAACGAATCTGTATAGTCCTTGACTCCGTTCACTGAACGAGGGAATGCAATATCCTCTGGAGCAAGCTTTCGGAACTTCTTTCTGAAGCTTTCTATGTAATCGATCAGGGTTGCATTGTCATTGGTCAGAATGATATCGATACACTTCTTTAATTCCTCACGCACAACCTGTGGAGTAGATGAACGGGATGTTTCGATGCCCATGATCTTGGTCTTTGGCTTGGTGTAGCGAACACCTTCAGAGTCGTGAACCAGGAGCATGTACCGCTTCTTTGCTGTCCAGATACCCTTTGATGCAATAGACTCTCGCTTCATGAACATCTTGTTGTCATAGGCATTCATGAACTCAGCAAGTTCGTCATAGGATTTCTTGATATACGGCTCCACGATTTCCTTGCAGCATTTGTCCAGATAGGTCACGATTTCTTCTACTGACTTGCCCTTGGCAAGAGTATTTACTAATGGACCCATGTTGATATAGATTGAGTCTGTGTCGCTGGCAACGACATAATCGTGGTTTGTCTTGAGCATCTTGTTCAAGAACTCATTGATCTTGTTTTCGATCCAACGAATTGAAAGCTGACCAGATAGAGTAATAGCTTCGGCAATCTCTTCATCGTAATACCGGAAGTATTCATTTCCAATCGCACCATAAGCGGAGTTTAGCTGAACCTTACGGGACATCTGGAAATTGTTGAACTTAGCAATCTGTAGTTCCAGATCTTCTCGCTCTGGACTTTCTGGGCCAAGCTTCTCAAGCTTCTTCTGGCAGTCAATCATCTGCTTCTTGTACTGGCTTCGTTCAGCATACATCTTCTCCATGAGTCGAGGAAGAAAGCCCTGATTGGTCTTGGTGAAACCAACTCCATTTGCAGCAACCGAAATACCATGTGTCTTGGCTAGTTCTAGGTACTGGACAGCCTTAGAATTTTTTTCCAGAATATCCATGGGCTTCAGACCATTACGAACAAACAAGAACGACTTGTCTTCCTTTGTTTCAGGAGACAGATTATATTGCATGATGAGGTGTGGATAGAGGCTATTCAAGTCGAATGAAACGATCCAGTCATTCATGCCGAGAATTGGTTCCTTGACGTATGCACCTTCGTACTGCTGTTCCTTGATCGCTGTCTTCTTTGGAGGAATTACAATCTTATCCTTGAGGAGTTCATTGTAGATGATCGTGTCCCAAGTACGAACCTGACTGAATACATCGTCGTAGTTTACCTTGGCAGAATATGCCACGGCAAGAACAAGTTCAATCAGCTTCATCTTGCGTTCAAGCTTATAGACTAGCTCGACATCGTGGAAGTTATACTGCACGAACTTATTGAAATCGTTCTTATAGAACTCCTTCAGGTTGTCATACTCATCATAGGACAACTTACGCTCACCTAATTCCACTGAGGCAATGTAATCAAGACGATACGATTCCTGCTTGCTGTATGTGAACTTCTGATATAGTTCGTAATAGTCCAGAGTAGATACTCCAACCATCTCGTAGCACTTCTGAGGACCACGGCTAGTCTGAATCGTCTTTTCGTAGATTCGTTCAAATGGAGATAGCTTCAGGACTTCATCTGATCCTAGAACTCTTACAATACGATTGTAGAGATATGGAATATCGAAGAACCGGACATTCCATCCGGTGATAATGTCTGGAGCATGCGACTCCCAGAAGAACAAAAACTCTTCCAGCAGTTGCTTTTCGTTGTCATACTTCTGGCAACGAACATTTGGATCATCGATATTAAATTCGCCAAGACCAAACACATAGGAACGATCATTGATACGAACAGTAATTGCAATCACTTGCTCCGAGGGATTACTGATCTGCGGGAATCCATCTTCACAAGTAGTTTCGATATCAATATACGCAATTACAATCTTACGAATGTCATATGAAATGTCTTGGGGAAATTCTGTGGCGATGAACTGATAAACAAAGTCAGTCTGGCCATAGATCTCAAAGCCAATGACATTCTTATACTTGTCGATGAACTCACGGCATTCGTACATGCTACCGGGCTGGATCGGTTCTAGACGAACTCCATCGAGTGTTCTCCACTCAGTCTTGTTCTTGGTTGGAATAAAAAGAGTCGGGTTAAAGGGGATTGCCCTTTGAACCCGAACTCCATTTTCCACCCCTCTGTAGAGGATCTTAGATCCGTGGCTCTCGACGCATGTGTAGAATGACATGCTTGGATTATAGCCACAAATCTTTGTAAATCAAGCCTTATCCTTGGACTTTACATAAGCCGAGAATAGAACGCAATAGTTCATAATGTCTAGAATTGCGTCCTGATAACCTTCATTATCAACTACAAGCTTACCAGCACTTGCGAAAGTGCTAAGACGAGATACCTTATCTGTGATTCGTACAAGGAATCCCTGTTCTGTACTGCAAATACCCATTGCTTCGCATCTTTCAAAATTTGCAAATGGTTGTTCACCGCTATTACCAGCGTAGTCGTGATTCTTCTTCTTCATGATATGAAGAGCAGTCTGCGAAAGCTCTTCGTGATGCTTAAAAAGTTCTTCTCTATTCATACTCCTGTGCTCCCAAAGCCACCGCTTCTATTTGTCTTCTGTATAGGTCTTTCAAAGATGTGATTATAAACAAAATGTTCAGTACGAACAAGTTCCATTTGGGCAACTCGTTCTTGATGGCCGATATCATACGAAATATCGCTTGTGTTGACTAGAGGAATCATAAGTTCTTCCACATAATCAGAATCGATTACGCCTTCGCAGTTGACCAGAGCCAGACCCTTCTTGATTGCAAGACCAGAACGAGGGTGCATACGCACCGAGAAGTGCTTTGGAATGTCTAGAATGATTCCTGTGGGAACCAGGATTCTTTCCTTTGGTCCTATACGAATAGAGACTGAATTATCATCAGTCTTGATTGTACTCTTGTTATTGTACCGATCATAGACGGTAATTTCTTTGCCTTGAATGAAGGCAAACACATCAACGCAAGCCGAATCTTCTGTAGAAAAGCTGGGTGATTGTACAGTAGGATGAAGCTTATAAATTCCTATTGATTCCATAGTAAAAGTTTACACTAAAATGAGTAAAAGTCAAGCGTCTGTAGCGTCAGAAAATTCTATGTTTGCTTTTATCCTTCCCAAACACCAACCCAATCACAATAAGGAGAATATTTTTGTATAATAAACTCTTTATACTGTTCTTGTGTATGAGAGTTGAGTGTGCTGTTTCCTCCTGCACCTCCACTACTTGATCCACTACCAGCAGATCCTGCGGTTCCCACGGTAAAGTTGAGAGTGTCTCCTACTTTAAATCCGTCATGAAGACTTCCTCTGTATGTGTAGAATGACATGCTTGGATTATAGCCACAAATCTTCGTAAATCAAGCCCTATCCTCTATTACATTTATCTCCCAAGACTGGTGAACTGTTCCGTCCCCTATTGTGTAGACAGGAACAATGTAATGAGTAGAATCGTCGTGTTCGGGAACGGAGTCTACCGTAAGACTGTAAAATTGAGATCGCTTTGGATTGTTATTCTTTTCAAGACCTTCTATCCAGTTTGGATCTAGTTCCAAAGTTTCTACTATTTCTCCGTTTTTCACTCTTGCGTACTTCATCCGTATCTCCTTGGGTGTTCTGCGCTTGTTGGTGTGTATGCGGTTCCGAAATTTGTTGCAGTGGCAGTGCTGTGATTTCCCGTTATATCTATTACTGCTGATCCTGATTGTCTAATCAGAGGATTATAGAACACCAAATTTTTGTTGCTTACAACATTTGGCTTTACCCCACGACTTAAAGCCAAGATTTCATCCCCCGATAGTTCCTTGTTCCAAACTGCTACTTCGGCAAGCCTCACATTCTGTCCCGCGCCGTCGTGACCGTACTGTGCGAGAGCAATTCCTATTCCGCTATTGATGTAAAAAATGGGATCAGAGAAATTTGATCCAGTTTTTGCTGTGGTGTTTGTTGCGGAATTTCCCCCGTTCAGATACGCTGTTCTGCTGGCTCCACCAATTCGGAACACCCCACATGCGTGTGTCCAAGTATTTGTTGCCCACCCTACCCCAACTCCTGCTTGAGCGCGGGATGTGCCAGTACTAGTATAATGCCCTGCCTCTACTCGTCGTGAAGTGGTAGTTGCATTGCTTAAAATCGAAAGCCCGTATTCGTAGAAATCCTCTGTGTTATTGTCTGCCATTTGAAAGGAAATCAGAGGTTCCCTTCCTGTAGTTCTGTTGGAGTAGAACCATACACTCATTGTTATGTCGTATGAGGTTAAATCCCAATACGATGTTGCAAGCACGCTTGGAAAATCTATTAATTGAGCCGTTATGACTCCACTGCCAAACTCAAGACTCATGCGCCACTCCTGACTTCAACAGAAATTAGTTCTGCGTCACCGCTCATTGTGTCGTTTATGGTGTCGCTCGCCTCTCTGTAGATTTTCAGTCGATAGAAATTCCCTGCTGCAAGGCTGTCTATGTTTGTTACTGTTAGTTCGGTTGTTGTGGGTACGCCGCTTGTGCCGTTTGCGGTTCCGTTGCCCTCTGTTGCAGTATCAAAAGAATCCGAATCCAAATCGGTGTTTAGATTCATAAACTGCGCTCCCCAACGAACACTTCCGCTGGTTGCACTGGTCGCCATCCAAGTTAATCGCACCTTTATTCCGCTACCTAAATTTGCGCCTTCAGGGATAACGCCAACAAAAATTGCGCTTTCGTCTGCTGAGGCGTCGGCAAAATCCAAAACCATTACAGAGTTTCGTGTGTCTATGGTTGCAAAGTTTGTTGTGGGCGGTTGATTGTCTGCGGGAGTGAATCGCTGAAATGTTTTTGTTCCAACACTGCTCCACGACAAAGTATCAACACCATTTGTAGTGAGAACCTGACCATTTGATCCTACGGTTGCTGGAAAGATGTAGGACTCTACTCCATAATTAAAGCGTATAATCGATTCTATGTCATAGACTCCAATATATGTGAGGTTCCCATTGCCAATGTAATCACCAATATTGATCGGGCTGCCTATATCTGAATAGATATTTAATTCTGAGCCGTTTCTTGCAATAATTTCATTAGGACTACCAGGTACAATACTAACATAGTTACTGTCACCAATTTGACGAACATCTAAAGTCTCAATCAGTGCAGTGGATGCAGTTAAACCAGAAGCACTTATTCCGTGTGTAAATTGCTGCAATTCACTGAAAGATTGTGCAGCATTTGTGAATGCTACATCCGAAATCGCACCAGTATTTCCGTTGATAGATGAAACGCCTTGTACTGCACCTGTGTATCCATTAAACGAAATGACATAATCGGTTGGTATTGCACCAGTAGCACCAGTATTTCCTTGAATGCCCTGTGGTCCTGTGCCGCCAGTTGCGCCAGTTGCGCCAGTAGCACCAGTTGCGCCCGTTGCTCCTGTGGCTCCAGTTGCGCCAGTAGCACCAGTTGCGCCCGTTGCTCCCACCGATCCACTTACCGATATTACAACTGGGCCAGTACCATTATAATTCGCAAATACGATCCCGCTCCCAGCAGATACTCCATAGATGCTCTTATTGACCCACCCATCACTATTAAAGACATAATGAATGCCACCATAATCGTAGGTGTCGCCGCTTGAAGGATTTGAAGGAAAGCTAATTGGCATAGGTCATATATTTATGGTTGTTATCCGATCCAAACTTGGGATCCATTTTTGGTTACTGAAGTGTAAATTATCCCATCATCTGTATGATACCATCTGTCCCCAGGATTTGGATTTGCTGGGGCGGTAGAACTTTCTGTAAATGTAGAATCACCTCCACCAGTAGCATCAACACGAACATTAGAACCAACTCTGGTAACAGTTAGATTGTTACCAAAATCAATCATTCCAACACCAGTTCGAACAACTACGCTTCCGTTACTCCTGACCCCAAGACCACTACCACCGCTGTTGTGTAGAGGATCCGTGATTCCTGGGGCTGTTGGAATCAAAGCAAGTTTGTCGTTGATGAATTTTACATCGAAAGAAAGTTCTTTTTTCTTTTCGTCATATCTGAGCGGATAAACGGCTTTGGCGATTGAGTCTTCGCCAGCAGTACCTTGTTCGCCCTGAAGTCCCTGTTGACCTTGAGGTCCTTGGGGACCTTCTGGGCCTTGTTCTCCTTTTAGTCCTATTGGACCAACTGGACCAACTTGACCGCGTTCTCCTTGTGGTCCCTGTGGGCCGATTGGACCTTCTGGGCCTTGTTCGCCTCTTTCTCCGGGTAGACCTCGTTCGCCCTGTGGTCCTTGAGGACCGGGATTGCCTCTAGGCCCACTCTGTCCCTGCTTTCCGCCAGTACCAGCTGGACCTTGTTCGCCTTGGAGTCCCTTTGGACCTTGTTCTCCCTGATGGCCTCTTGGACCCATGGGACCTTGTGGGCCTTCAGGACCGCGATCTCCCTTGTCTCCCTTTGCTCCGTCTTTACCATCACTACCGGGAAGTCCATCAGAACCAGCATCCCCACGAATGCCTTGTACGCCTCTTGGCCCATGTGGACCTTGAATACCGGGAGGACCCGCCATTCCGGGAGTACCTGGAAGTCCAATCTGCTCAATGATTTGGGTTGTTCGTATGGGCTTTTTTGCTGGCTTTATTTGAGGTTTTGGTTCTGGAACTACATTAAAATATTCGTTCAGATTACCATCGTGCTTAATGCACAGAATATTCCTTTAGAAATAGAGATTCCTTACCAGAGCCTATTTTATATCTTGACGAATACCACTGAGCACCAACGCATTCAAATAACGTATCTCTTTTGAGATTTGCGAGGGTTCTCTTAAGAACTAATTTTTTTCCTAAAGAGAAGTTCATTATCTGTAGTGTCGCTCAACTATTACTTCTTTTTGAATTTTTACCTTTTTAATTGACCCACTAGGACAGTATTTATTGGTCTGTACAGTAGATTTTTTGTTGAACTTTTTGGTATTAATTTTCATAATGGTATATTCAGTGGAGGTTTGTGGAACGAAATCGTCAATTTTATATAGGCTATCATAATCAACGAATTCTGTCAGTGTTGGCTCACCAACAAGAGCTAAAAAATCATTAATATCATCTATTGCATATCTTCCATTAAATAGTTTCCAACACTCTTGGACATATTGTCCAGCTAATGCTCCAACTGGCCAAACATCCGTACCAGACTTGGAAAAATACATAAAATTTGTTCCGCTATCTCCCGTTACAACACCAAGAAACTTTGGTTGTCTTACATTTTTTATAAATTCTTGGCTCTTACCAGATATCAATGGCTTATTGTAAGTAGTTTGTACATTTGATTGGTTCAGAGAATTAAATGTAGAAAATGGATAATATAAAAGAACAAAAACTCCATTTGCATTTACCATGAATGCAGCCAGTTCTTGATTTAAATCTTTTCCTGTCAAACCAATGTATTCTTGAAAAGAAAATGGATTTAAATAATACTGATAATATGTTGGAAATGATACACCAGCTGTTCGTATCTTACCTATTCTCATATCTCTTTGATTTCTTAATTTTTGTGTGTATTGATTATAATTTATAGGATATAAATCAACAGTAATATATTCAAACTGTTGAGTAGTAGGATTATAAACTCTTACTACTTGCTCAATTGCTGCTCCATCCCCTAAACAGTGAGCACAAAAAGACGCAACAGTCGGAGAAATAAAAGTAACAGTTGATTGACCTGGGCCATATAATCCTATTTTTTTTCGTGCTTTATCAATACCACCATCGCATATAGAAAATATTTCAATACGAAGCTGTTCTTCTATGTTTGGGTTTGGAAAACATGTTTCATCATAATTACCATCGCATTCTAAATTTCCAAAAAACGCTTGTGAAAAATACGAAGCACCAAATGATCTTATAGAAACTGATTGTGGAAATTTTGGTTTTGCTGCGCTTTCAAATAAAGAATTAACCCAGCAATCGTTGTTTATTCCAAGAACGCTAACTGCGTAGGTTTGATTTGTTTGTCCAGTAGGAGCAACAGACGGATGAGTTATTCCATTTGTTACTTGATTTGTGTAGTAGGTATAATAATCCCAAGTAGAATCTACATGGTCTTGATATCTTGTAGGCGAATTTGCGTGAACGCATTCACACACAAAATCTCCAAGAATAGGAGTATGTTGTGGACCATCACCTTCGCCAAAGTCAAAGGATATTCCTCTAAAAGCAAAATCTTTGGCAGAGAGAAACATTTTAGTTTATAGCAATCCACCATCTTCATTTGTCAAATCGAATCTTCCTCTACAAAGAGTATCAGAGAAAGTCGTACCCTTTATTACTTCGATGTTGTAGAAGTGTCTGCCTGACGGTAATCTATTCATAACATCTGATTGGAAATCAAAAAATATAGACCCAGTAGCTGATGCGTTATTTTCATCTTTATTTGGTTTTATGAATTTTTTTGATGTGTCATGGGACACTCCAGAGACACCAGTGCTTAGATAGTATGTAACTCCAGTAATGCCAGCATACAATACCAAATTTTCCAAAGGAGGAACTGTTTTGAAGATTTTAAATTCGATTTTTTCAAATGTTGCTGAAATAGCAACATCATTTTCGTCATAATAACTCAAAAGAAAGTTGAAATTATTACCTTTTATTGCGTTTAGATCGATCTCTGGTGTCATTTTATGCCTTTTTCTTCTTATTCTTATTTATCTTCTTAAGCTCCTTTTGTTTTTGCTTTTCCATCATTTCGGCTATACCTCTTTGTTGCTGAATATTAGCAACTACACTCTTATAAGATTCAAAATTTGTTTTGATTCTGGCTTCTTGATCCTCTGGATATTTCTTTTCACACAAAAGTTTATGACAAACTTGCATTCCAAGATGGAATTTTCCGACTGTGTGGGCCACAGCACCAAGTTCATCTAAAATACCCCATGAATATGGAATTTCTTCAATGAAGAGAGTATCTTCACTTGGTCTTGGAATTTCCATAGCAAGACGAGCATAATTGTATGCTGCTCTTGGTCTATTGTGCATTCTGTGCAATCTTGCTAATTGATAAAGTGGTTCGGCCCTAATTGGTCTTGCTTCATAAGAACGCATAAATGCGTCATAAATTTCTGACCAGGGATGTTGTAAGAATGTCTTACAAATTGCTACTCTATAAAGAGAAAAAAAGATTTCTTCTTCCCATCCACCCATTTCAGATCTTCTTTGATATGCTGCTAGTGCTTTATCCCATTGCTGTGAGTCAAAATAGCTCTGGGCAAGATAGAACATATATCTAACATTTGTTGGATCATCAACAATAGCTTTTTCTAAAGCTTCAGCATCTCTAGAATACTTTTCTTTCGGATCAATTCCAACATTTCTTGCACCTTCTGTTCTAGCGACTATAGAATAGTTTCCATTCAATTTTTCTAGTCTATAGGGTTTTGGATCAGAATCTGGATATTCGTGAAGAACACCGACATATCTCCAATCTCTATTATTCTTGAAAATTTGAGTTCTCCACCAAGTGAATTCCCCTCTGCTAAATTTCAGAGTATATGCGTCCACCT